AACGGTGTTAAGGGTGTACCGGGTATTGAGGCTGGATTTATCGTAGCAACATACAACGGTGTACCAATTATCCCTTCCAAGGATGTACAGACTGACACACTAAGCAGAATGTACTTCCTTGACACAGATTATCTATACTTTAGTACAGCAATTCCAACACAGTACTTTGAGTCCGGTATTGAAACTGGCGACCCATTCGCTATCAACCGCCTTGGACAAGAAGGAATGTACCGCACTATGGGAGAGTTATGGACTACTTTCTTTGGAGGTCACGGTTCAGTCCGAGACTTGAAGTGAGGTTATTTGGAGATAAAATAATAGGAGATGATTTATTATGGTAGCAACAACAACAACAACAGAAAAAAATCTTAGCATTAAAGTAGCAGACAGTGATTTTACACTCGTTGACATCCTTGCAGATGTCGATATGCGTCAAGGTACACCCGTTGATGAAACAGCGTGGCTTGACGGCGGTGCAGCAGCAGGTTCCTATCCGGGCGCACTTGATGGATTCAAAGCAAAGAATACTAACACCACAGACGCTAACGGTAGCCTTAGAATGGTTACTTTTACAGTAAATGTGGTTCAAGCGGCAACAGTAGAACCTCTATTGTTTTCAGCAGGTGCTTCAAAGATTCTCGGAATAGTCGGCTATGCTTCGGCAACAGCAGCAAAGGACATTACAATCACAATGACTAACACAGGTCTTGCAGGTGCAGATGCAACAGTAGCACCTCTCGCAACAGGTGGAGCATTACCTTGTCTTGTCTTGGATTCCGAATCAGCAAATCAAGTAGTACAGGTTACTGTGCTACTACTCGGTGCTTGAGGGTGATTTAAGTGCCTTCCGTAACATTTCTTGGGCCTTTCTATGAAAGGCGCAGAGCAGACACTATCGGCCCTTGGTTAAGAGGGAAAGTAGTAGATGTTACCCAAGAATGGTTAAACGAGTGGAGACACACACTTCCTCTATCACACTTTGAGATAAGCGGTGAAGAGGAAGTAGTGTCTTCCAATAGTCGTGAAGGTATTCCTGACCCTACATGGAGTCGAAGAGACATTTTACAATGGCTTGCAGACAACAATGTAGATATAGGCAGTGGCTATGTCACTAAGACAGGGGCACTTGCACTCGTGGCAGGGCACTTAAATCCAATAACAGAATTAGGAGATGAACAATAATGGCAGCAAGTAATACAATAGATGTACGAACACATGTAATGGGCGATATGCTCATGCTTACTGGGACTTTCACTGATGGTGGTACAGATGTATCATTCGATGGACTACTAACTAATGTCTTTGCAGCAGGTGGTCATGTAACAAGTCTATACGACACCGGAGTTCAAATTAACATGGGTGCTGGTTTAGCAGCAGCAGCAACTGCTGTTACAGTCAAGACTGTAGATGCTCGATTACATTTCAATGTAGGAGAAACAATCTACACAGACCTTGGTAAAAGAGTTGGAGTTATTACTGCCATTGGTAGTGCAACTTCCATTACCATAGGCGGTGGCGTTTTGACTGGTGGAGATATGATAGATGATGAGTTCCTCTTTAAACTCGGCCCTGACCAAAGTGCAGTTACTCTAAACAATGGTAGTCTAGCGGTATCTATTGATGAAACTAACAATTTTGTAGTATTCGGAAATGGTAATCTTGGTGCGGCAAGTGTAGCACATGCACAAGATGGTCGCTGGTGGATTTTAGGACAGCGTTGAGGTGATAAGCCTTGGCAGTATTAAGTGGCTACGGTAGTCGAGTAATCGGCCCCTACAGTCCTAAAATGATGTCCGATGGAACGGCAACTGCGCTTATACAAGCAGACATTAGGGCCACTGGTGGTACTGGTGCGCTTGGTGTATCGGCTGGTAGTACAACCGCACTCATTAGCGTAGAACCATTTACATCACTTGGTAATCATTATTTCTTACTTACCTACACAGTTTGAGGTGAGTAGGTATGGCATTCGATGTTAGAAACATAGACCTCTCTGATGTAGTCAGAGGGGGTAAGCAAGGCACCAAGGCTGATTATCAGTACGGTGGCGATGTGGTTAGTAACACAGACAAGCCTTTAGCGGGTGTTACACAACAACAACGCCAACGCAACCGTGATATAGGGGATATACTAAACATAGGTGCAGGTACAAGATGCACCGACTGTGGTTTTCTACATTTTATGTGGAGAGCAACATGCGGTGCGTGTGATAAACCAATGGAATATAACTTAGGCCATCGAGATGAAAGTAAAAGGATGTAATACTATGGGAAAAATACTCATTAAAGCAATTAGACCTCATAGACAGAAAGTACTTACAGACCAAGGTGAAGAATTAAAACTTCAACAGTGGGCTAACAAGAAAGCCGCACAAGCATTAAGAGGGGCTGGCGGTGATACTTCAGGAGAGCAATTCACTCAAGCAAGAGAAGCACTTATGAGACAGGCATTAGAAAATCCTGATGAGCATGGACTCAAGTTTTTAGGTGAAAGAGTACCGTTTGAAGGTCAAAGACTTGAAGAAAAATTATCCGAGCCTGACCCTGAAGGTGAAGCGGCGGCAATTGACAGTCAGTTTGCACCTGAAGAAGAACACGATGAGGAAGAAACATTTACATCTAATAATATCATGAGAGATAATAGTGATTATCACACTACCCCTCCTAAAACTCCTGATGTATTCGATGAGCAAGGCAATCTTCGTCAGGGTCTAAAACCTCAAGAAGAAGATGTGGCTGAAGAAGAAGAGGCACCTAAAAGGCAACATGTACCTATGGATGCTGACCATCCTGATTACTTTAAGACATCAAGACAAACCGCATTTAGAGATGCTTGGAGTTTGTTGAAAATATCTTCTCAAGAAGAAGAAGCATTGGCAAGACAAAGAGAAGCAATGGATAATCATACATCAGATTATCGTACAGAAGGAGGGCTTTCACCCGAAGAGTTGGAAATGTTACGATACAAACATGTACGAGACATGAATTATGAGTGTAAAGGGTGTAAGAAGCAACTTGATAGAGGTGACTTTGAGTATGGTGCATGTTTAAACTGTCGCACACCGACATCAGGTGCATCAGCAAATATGTGAGGGGGAATAAAGTGTGCCATTGGTATTCAGCCCCGGAGAGCCGGAAACTCGGCCTCTTTACCCTGATGGAATAGTGTACACTACAGCCCAAAAGGTTGCAGACCTTCTTGAGATTAGCGCACAAGACGCTATACTAATGAGTGCTGACGCTGATAATGATGGTGTTAGTGGGGTTAGCCAACATATTTACATCACAGGAAACGAATACAGAGATGTGGGTTTTAGTGTAGGCGACAAAGTTCGTGTGTACAGCGATGCTGACCCATTAGGTTTTGATGATATGGAAATTACCGTTATAGGAAAAGGAACCGGCGATAAAAGCGGTCATGTTAAACTCACAATTTACAAACAGGCTGAACTTCTAACTTTGGCTGATTATCAAGTGGCTGACAACGGCTATATACAAAATCATGCATCGTTTACCAACGGTAGAACTCGTGGTTTAACTAAGGATAAGGTAGACAATATAATTCTAAAGATGCAAGACCGCATAGACAATATGACTCGCAATGCTTGGCGACCTTATCTTGTATCAGCAGAATACATCAATTTCGATACTTACAAGCCGTACCGTCGCCGGTACTATACAGACTATGTAGGTACATCCCCTCTTTTATTCCGTAATGTACAGCAAGTTCTTCGTCTTGAGTTATGGCAAGGCGACGATTATCGTGAAATTGCTGCGGCTGAAGCACGAATTAAGTTTAATGATATATCTAATTTAGCCTCTTCAAGAATATATGTGTCACCCGGTAATGGTAGTGTTGCTACATTAGCACAAGGTACAGGAACTAATCAATGGAGAGATGATTTTGAAGCAACCACTGTTGCTCAAAACCTTGCAGACCTAATTAATAAAGAGGATAGAGTGGGGAAAACAGTAGCCGAGTTTGCACCTGCATTCACATTAGAAAAGGGTACAAGTTCTACAACTAATATATCGGTGCATCATGAGTTCTTTGCTTCTGCTAACAGTGATTATGGTACTGGTGTAGTAAAGGTGACTTCTATGCGCCCTGTTAAAGCAGGAGAGGTTTGTAGCATAGTTACTTCATCCTCCGATATTGACATAGACCAAACACAGACTAATTCAACTACTTTTTCAAGCCTTGATTCTACTACAATCAATGTTGCATCTACTACAGGCTTCGTAAACGCTGGTGTAGCAATAGATGCAAGTGGAGATGTTTTCCGTTATACGGGGAAAACTGCCACATCTTTTACCGGATGTGTGGCTGTAACTGGTAGTTTAGGTGCTATAACAGGGGCTATTACACAACAATCATTCTTAGTAGATTTACAGGGTGGTAGTGGTAGTGGAGATGTTGGTCGCCTTCGTGACTGGTGGATTGACTACGAAATGGGCATTATTTACTTCAACAACTCCTATCCATTCTTTGAATGGAATGCTATTAAAACAGCATATATTTATGGTGAAAGATATGTCGAAAAGGCTATTGAAGATGTTTGTACAAAGATGGTAGCAATTGAATTGTTAATGTCTGATGACCGTTCAGTGCTTATTCCTGAAGGGACACAAAACATTGACCTTGCAAGTAAGGTACAATTATACCAAGCGGAAATAGACAGAACATTACCAAAATATGTTGAGATGGTGGTGTTTGAATGAATGAGCGTGATTTTAAAAAACAGGCTGAAGATATTCATATTAGAATGCAAGAAGAGTTATTCAAAAAAGACAAGCAGATGCAACAGCAGTTTCGTCAGCAATTTACTACTCAACCCGCCGCATATCGTGAACGAATGCAATTGATTGAAGCAGGTGCTATGGGTTATAGTATTCAAGACGGCTATCCTATCAAAAATGATACCAAAGAACCGGCTACTGAACAGCAGAATGCTTCTATTCAAAAGGCTACAGACAGGGCCATGTTGCGCTCTAACCCCGATTTAGATAAATACAACATGAAGTATGAAAATGGTTTTTTTATTCCAATAGATTTCAAAGACTTAATTAAAAAAGGTGAAACAGTAGAGGGCTGAACATGGTAGCAACATGGACTGAAGGGCTTGATGCTGTTATTGCATTATTCAAAGATAACTGGAATAGAGCAAATACCAGTAATTATCGCCCTGTAGTCGTAGATATTGCTGATACAACAGCAGAACACGGTAAGCGTCTTGATTTACAGAAGCATGACTATGTTCTGTGCTATGAGACAGCGCATAACGAAGAAGCACCGGAATTGTTTTACGATTTCGTTACGACACGCATAAATATAACTGTTGATGTGAGAAGCACTAAGGGGCGTAAACACTTACAGGCTCTTGAAAATGAAATACGGAGGTTGATACATACGAAGCGTAAAGGCGACGGCACTAACTTTGACCGATTAGTTTTCAAAACTCGGACAGATTTGAGTGACCGAAGCAAGTTTTTGTTTCGTATGACCTTCCAAGTAGAAGTAGTAATACTTGCGGAATTGATACCATAGGTGAATAAAACATGCCATCAACAGTGTATAAGGGTGACTTAGCAGAAGTATCTTTTGCTACTGAAACAGGACTAATAATTAATGCAAGTACAGATGCTAACATGGCTATTGCAACTTCATCGGGTAATGATTTTACTGAAATCCAATTTTCAGGTGAAAGTAATGATGCTTTATTTGACGATAGCCACCGATTAAGATTTCCTAAAAATATCTTAGTAGGCTCTCAAATTAAATGGACTGATACAGGTTCTACACTAAATGCAAATGATACCGCAGGTGTTTTTACTATTGTGGGAAATGTAATAGCAGAAGATGCGACTAAAATACGAATCACACCTGCTATGCAAACAGGTGACGCTACATTATCTGCCGCCGCAATTCATTTACACATTCTGCCTTACAAAAGTCCACCTATTGATACAGCAATGACATTGGCTACTTCAGGTACACCTGCTACAGAGTCTTGTAAGATAGACCAATTTTTAGGAATTGCAAATGCAATTACACTTCCTGAAACTAAAGTAGACCTAAAAAGATTCCATGTAGTGGGTCTTGGTCGTGATACAAGCGTACAGGTGCCGGGGAAGTTTATCACTGAAGGCGGCTCTTTTGAAGTTGCTATGCACAGCGCACGCTGGTTGAAGTATTGTCTTGGACAAGATTTGATTGCAGAAAATACCGAAACTACAGTACTCGCTACTACACTTAATGGTGCTACAGATGCAGGTCAGTCTCATATTGTAACTGCGGCTTTAACTTTTACAGATGCCACATGTGATTACAACAATGACCCCACTATAACGATGGATAGCACTGCGCTTTTAAATCCCGGTATGGGCGTTTCAGGGTCAGGAATACCAAGCGGGGCTACTGTATCTTCTATCACTGATAGTACTAACTTTGAATTAAGTGCATCTACTACTGGTGGTGCTGTAACAAACGGGACTCTTACATTTACAAAAAATATAGATGCTGGCGGATATATTGAGATTGAAGATACTACTGAAGTACCTATTGTAAGTGACCACGAACCTGACGGTGGAACATGGGATGGAACATTCGGTGATGTGATATTTGACAAAGCAAAAGCCTTTGAAACACGAAGAGTCATTGCCGTGGATGGTACTACATTATACCTTGATGAACCACTAACACATCCTCACGCCACTTCAACTGTAGTAAATTATCGCAATTTTGATATGTCTTTAACTAAGCCACCTACAATTTCTTCTGCTAAAGTGATTGACCAAGCAGTAACTCATTTAATTTATTCAAGGAGTACACTTCCTTCATTCTGTATGGAAGTATCACAAAGAAGAAGAGATATAGACGCTAATGAAGGGGCATTTGATGGTGCTGTATTAGACTCAAAAGAATTAGTTCGTGTTTATCGTGGATGTAAAGTGTCTGACTTTTCACTAACTACTGATAATGATGCGGCTCCAAGACTAAGTGTAAACTTTAATTCTGCATTATGTTGGACTGATACAGGTCGTCTTGAGTCCACACCTTTCCCACGATATTCTACTCATCGCATGTTTGATGATACAGCAAATACCGATGCTGAAAGATTAAAGTCGGGTATTGGTACAGGCACTCAAAAACCATTTATGTTTTACAACGGTACAATTAATCTTGCAGGTATTCAAGCGGCTCAAGTACTAAACTTTACACTGACAGGGCAAACAGGACTACAAGGATTCCATGTAGTCAATGGCTCTTCTCAAGCGAATGTAGCCAGTGCTACTGCTCAAGTACCATTTGGTGGTTCCCGTAATACATCACTTATGGTAGAAGGTAAAACAACTTATGAAATGACTATGGAAGTAGTTGTTGATGACCCTATATTCTATCATAAAATGCGTACTGCAACTGATTTTAGTGTAAGTACTGAAGCCAGTGCTTCAAATAGAATTGTTATAGATTTTGAAAAGAGTACTTCAACCGGAGATACCGAGCGTATGATGTTAATTATTGATGAATATGCTATCATAGAAGCACCACTTCAAATCCCTGAAGATAAAGGTGCAGTAAAATCCATGTTAAAAATCATGCCAAAGGCAATAAAGGTAATCGCAAGAGATACTATCATCAAGTATTGAGGTGTAAATATGAAACAATCACTACAACAATATCGAAGGCTCGGCGCATTAGGGTACGCTCGATGGGTATGTCAAGCAAACGGTGTAGTTTTTAGTGAAGAAACGATGACTGACTTAGATAACCACGGTATTCATGCTATGGTAAGTGAGATTTTAAACCCAGTACAGAAAGAAGTCAACCCTCTTGTCCAAGAAGAAGTCGCTAACCCATTCCCTGAAGAGATTCAAAAGTACGATTCACTAACCGTAGTAGAGTTAAAAGCAATATGTGTAGAGCGTGGACTACCAGTTTACGGCACAAAGGCTGAACTTATTTTACGATTAAAGCAAAATGATATTCCCGAAGAAGAATCTGATGGCCCTACTGAAGAAGTAGCCCCTGAAGACAATTCGGAAGCCCCTACCGACGAGGTAGCCGCATCCATTGGAGAGGAAAATAATGAAGAACACAATAGTGACCAACAAGAGCCTGTTATTGAAGAATGATGATACAATTAAACACACAATCAGTATAGACCCTGATGATGAAAGTTTAGTTGTTGAAGTTTGGGTGAGGGATATTTCCTTCCTCGACATACAAAACGCCGCACAAAAAATGATTCGTGTAGAAAAAGGCGATGTAACATTAGACTTAGCAGGTTATTGGGGCTACGCACTCTCCAATTGGATTACAAAAACTAACCCTAATTTATCTAACAAAGAATTACTTTCACTGAAAGGATATGTCGGTGAGCAAATCTGTAAAGTATTACCTCAACCTACAGAAATGATGGAGGCTCTGCAAGGGGGGTTTACCAAGCAGACCGAGTGAGGGTGGAAAAGTTTCTTAAAAAAGAAAAATATGATAGTGCAGATGACTTTAGTACCCAAATAGAATTGTGGGCCTACATCATTGCAAAGCACTATAATATATCCCTCACAGAAGTATATTCAATGCCAAAGCAAATCTTCAAGCAATCGCTTGTTTGGGCTATGGTATCTACTGATGAAAAGAATAAAAACATTGAGCGTACAAAACAACAAGCAAAGAGTGGAGATAGAGAAGTAGTAGGATTAGACTATTCGTTTTTAGATTGGGAGTGAAATTATGTCAATGTTATCCATGTTAGGCAGTATGTCCGGTTTAGTATCGGGTATAGGTACTGGATTTACAATAGCCGGAGAAATGGCTACTAAGGCATTTACAGCAGTAGCAGATTTCTTTAACGAATATATTTTTGAACCAATATCTAATTTCTTTTCTTGGTGTGGAGAAAAATGGGGAGAGTTTAAAGAATGGGGTAGTGATGCTTGGTCTGCTATTGCAACATTTTTTACTGATTATATTTTAACTCCATTAGGAGAGTTTTGGGATTGGTATAAACAGCAATGGGTCACCTTTGGTCAATGGGGTAAGGATGCTTGGGGTGCCATAGCAGATTTTTTTGATGAATATATTTTAACTCCATTAGGAGAGTTTTGGGATTGGTATAAACAGCAATGGGTCACCTTTGGTCAATGGGGTAAGGATGCTTGGGG